TTTTTTTTTTTTTTTTTTTTTTTTTTTTTTGGAATATTAAAAACAAAATTAAAATTTTATAAAGAAAATTAAAAAGAAAATAAAAAGAAAAATTAAAGATTGTCTAATTTGTGTATCAAATTCGGTATAAGAAAATTTTAAGAAAATTATACGGTTTTCAACTACACATGGTAGGACGCCGATCCCGGCGTCCGGTGGTGATTGACAAATCAATTTCATAATTTAATTGATACTAAAAACTTAACTCTATATTTGGTGTTTTTGTATTTTGTTACTATTCAGGGGTTGTTCTTCCCTTTGAACTAAATATCTAACACTAATTACATTCGTATATATCAATTATGCATTTTGTTACTATTCATTAAACACTATCATTATTTTGATACTAAAGCCTTAAAACTATGTTTATTGTTTTTGTATTTTGTTACTATTCAGGGGTTGTTCTTCCCTTTGAACTACATATTTTACTACTAAACTACTAATATACCTAATACTATCATTATTATAATACTAAAGCCTTAAAACTATATTTATTATTTTTGTGTTTTGTTACTATTCAGGGGTTGTTCTTCCCTTTGAACTATATATCTTATTATTAAACTAGGTGCACACGGCTACTACCCTTTCCGTGGGGCCGATACCATATATATCAAAAAGAATATAATAACTCCTACCAATAAGAGGGACGATGTGCTCCCTAGCAAGGCGTAAACCCAATTCCACGATGTAGAGGAGATGGCGTTTTTAAATTCTTTAGTCGTAAGCTGTGGTTTTGCGACTATATGTTCTTTAGGCGGTCTGCACGGTCCCGTGCATTGGACGCCAGATGCACACACCAGTACCCGGAAGTCGGCTTGAATGGCCGCAGTCGAAAAATGCAGCTCGAGGGTCCCCTCAGTTCGTATATCTGCGTTGGACTCCGTAATCGTCACTACGGATGACAACGCTTGTACTGCACATTTTCCAGGTTTTGCTGCTTTATACTCTATATGTATGACTCCTCCTGCTTCTGTGCTACTCGTACATGATGTTATTGTGCAAGAGGCACTAGTGATATGAGGTGCTTCTGAAACTCGCGTGAATTCGGCATCTGGGATATCCAAAGATACCGGTATTGACCCGACAGCGCAATTCTCGGCCCGAATGGGATTTGTCTTGATATTGCACCCAAACGGGGCAGTATCTTGCAACGATTTCCCGCTGTTATTTGTCCAGTGTACAAACCCGGACGGGGCCTGAGTGTAAGGGACATGTATTTGCCCACTGTTCGGTCTAAGTAGTTTCAGGTTAGTTCGTGCGTATAGGTCTGCACTAGTAGGTGACATCATCTGTATATCGCCGAATGCTCCAGGTAAACCTGCACCATACTCTGGAAAGTCATAGTTGTACACTTTGTCTTTGTATAGTACAATTTTGTTATCGAAAGGCGACCAGGGCGATGCCATAGGGCCAAGCACTGCTGTTAACTGACCGGCGTTCACTTTGGTTACGCCGTTCGCAAAGGCCTCTACCACCTCATACTTATCTCCAAAAGTTATATTCAATTTAGCTTTAAAATTTGCGGTGTGTGCTCTATATGCCTTAGCATTCAGAGTTTTGCAATCGGGTGATCTATCTACATACGCCTCGCTCATTTGCGTGTTCTCTGACTCGCAGAAACACTGCGCTCCTCCCCACATGAATGGGTAGACTCCAGAGAATATTTTGCACCTGTAGTCCGGTTTGTTCACGTACTTACACTCGAGGTTGCCGCAGCACTTGATATGCGGTGATGGGACCACGGTCCTATACTTGCAGGTGATGTATTGCAAGTCTAACGCTGGTATGATCTGCGATTCCAGGACCGTGATTGACAGAGGGTACGGTGAATATCCGGGTCTATCCACTACTGCCTTAAACGGACTGTAGATGTTGTTGGGTACATTGACACTGTGTTCGTAGGCGCCTACGGTCCTTACCGAGGCGCCTGCAACCAATAAAAAAGGCAGAGCGAAACCACAGCACCTAATGATGGTAATGATGGCAGCTAGAGGGATCAGCAGTTGACACCAGAACATATACTGGTTGTTCTCCCACATGTACGTCATGGTCTCGGCAAATGTGGCTGCTTTTGCTGTCCGGATGCAGCACAGTAACGCTAAAAGTGTGGGTACTCTTGCGTTCGGTGCCAACATGTAGGGTGTGAGACATGTTTGCCTCGCCTTACTGCAAAGGCAGGCAGTTAGTGACACCGCTGTGACAGCGGCAGTAACTAGCCCCACCCCAATTACAACAGTCCACACAGGGTTCTCGTTGAAATGGTAAATGAGAGCCTCGTGTGGAAGACCATGCGGATCACCTTCTGAGGACTCTAGAGCATACAACCTCACAGGGTCGTGGTTACCCCAAGTATACTCTATGCCCTCAAGCGGGACTGCTAGAGTGACGTCAGCAGTACCCGTGATCCATTTTTCTGTTAGTTCTGGCTCTGCATTTAGGGTCCTAGCTCTTAGGAGTGTAGGGTTGTCGGCAAACAACCTTAATTTGATCGATTTATACATATGCTCAACTATTGGCTCTCGAGCAAGAGGGACGATGCATTCCCCTCTGATCAATGGGAACGGCATATGTAGTTTTCCTTTGGCATTTGAATCGTCTGCCCTCCTAAGGTACTGTGATTGGTAGACCCACTTAGTATTGTCACGGAGGAACGCGACACACTGTGATGACTTCTTACACCCATCCACTTCCTTACGCGTGTTGGTGGTGCCTGATGTTGGTGACGTACAATTACACTCATACTCGAGAGTTTGTCCATTCGGAGGGACGATGTATACTTTTCCTCCTTCTTCAGAGACAAAGTCCTTGTGGGCATGCGGACCTTGTCTGTGCATGAAAATATAGTCGTCTCCGTCATTTTGTAGGTGCTGGTAAGTGTGGCACGGTAGTTTCTTTCCGTAATGTGGTGGGTGTTGGAACTTCTCATTTCCGATATTCCCGTACGACACTCTTTTCCTTACTGTGCAAGAGTGGAAGCCGTTGTTCAGTCTAACCCTCAGCGTAACGGAATCACCGGGAGGGCACTTAGCTTGTAAAAAGTACCCTTTATAGCCTCCAATTTTGCACGTAGATGATGTACTGATAGTTAGGCTATTAATGTGCGAGTCGGCGTATCCGTGTTCTTTACGCTGTAAGGCGAACCGGACCTTGTTCACGTTCGTCGTGCCATTTTCGTCCAGACCGAACTGCATAGATGACTGTATGCGGATGGTACCATCGTCAGAGTCGCTCCACACATGCTCGATGGCGACCGGGCTGTGGCATTGATGGGAATAGTCACATTCGGGACAGAAGGATACGTATGGGGCCGATAGGTGATAGTTATTAAGCTCTGTAGAGCGCTTCGGTCGTCTCGATCCACATCTTAGAATCCCGAACAGCAGGTCATCGTACGCGGGGTTATCCACATTCTCTTCCAATATGGTGAGTGCTTTTGCAGGTTCCTTATCGTAGCAGGTAGGTGGAAACATGCACATAAATGTCATATTAGCGAAAATGCACAAGGTCGTTGCAGCTGACCATTTGACGGTGCCCTCCGGTTCAGTCAAGTCTGCCTTTCCGCTCTTGCCCCAGGTGATCACTGACAATTCAGTTCGCGACCCCTGGTTCGATCCCCCAAGGACAATGGCAACCACTCTCCCAGAATTGTCTAGGATGGGCCTGCCACTGTCTCCCGGGTTACCGCTTCCTGTCGGTATTGAAAATCTCCCTCCCGTGTACTGTACCGCGCCGTGGTGCCAATTATAAAACCCTTCCGGTCTCTCTGTAGTGTACTTGAAAGAGTCGCTGCGCATGTTAGTCGGTAGTTTTGCGAACTCCATGTCGTACATGCTGGATTTTGTAAACTTCAATTTAGCCAGGGCGGGATGGTCGATGATTCCCTTGACGTGCAAAGGTTTCATCACCTTATCTTCAACGGCAACTGCATAACCTAGGGTCTTGCCGTCCTCATCTTTCACCGGAAAGATCTTGTCCGCTTCAAATTTCATGGCCATCCTTTGTCTTTTCCCGGGCTTCACTTTGCTTTTCTTCTTATCCGCTTGAGGCTTTTTCTTCGGCTGCTGCTTCTTCTTCTGAGGTTGATTTGATTGTTGATTAGTTTGTTTCTTCTTGACAACACGTTTCCGTCGAGGTGGTGCTGGTTTGGCCGCCGGTCCACGTGCCTGACCCATCACCAACGCCGAGATGGCATTGGTGAGAGACTGCACCTGGGCAGCCAAACCAGGACCCCTTGGACGACGCCTACGCTGCGGCATGGGTGCAACTGGTGCACGCATGTAGAAAGGATTAGGGCGTGGAAACGGAAACATTGCTGTCACTCAATTAACGTGTCTGCGTGGTCAATTGTGTACTACGCAGACGATTAAGGTTACTTGTAGAGGTCCACCTGTCTCCCCCTAATGACTCTAAATGCCGCTTTGCTCTTGGCAAAGGTGCAGAGAGCCTCTATGACTGGGTACACGTTATGTACTTCGTAGCGGGCCTCTACTGCGGCCGTCAGCTCATGAATGATGCCAATCCTGCACCAGGCTTTGCTCTCATCTGACAAGGCACGCCGTCTATCATCGTCTTGCTCGTCATCGCACGGAAGTGGTTTACCTAATTTAAACAGGCGCTTCAAAGGGTCAGATACCCTGCAACTTGTACCAGTGACTGTATCCTGCAAAATAAATCCGCCGCAGAAATATGGTGGATAGATACCGACTACAGCATCTATGATCTTAACCTCCATATTCAGCCACCCGGCACAGCGGTCGGACATTATTTTGTCTGACACGACTCCGTGTATGATGTTGTCGTCGCCTATGAAGGCAGCGCACGCGGAATCGGTAAGACGGTGCTCTAGTACTCTGCTTGCTATGACGACATTCAGCACTGTGTTGACGAACAAAGTCAGAAACATTCCCGACTTCATCATCGCGCCAAACTTAAACCGGGTGCTTGTTGGGAGGTGCGTGCTAGTAATCTCTCCGAAGGCGCACTCGATCAGGTCCAGCAGTCTGTCGTCAACTCCGAGGTCTTCCAGGATCATTAAGGCTGTGAGAGCCATAGCGTCGTCTTGGCTCTTATCAAAGGACGCAATATCTGTTTCCAACACGCTGTCTCCAAAGTGAAAATGTTCGGAGACTATAGCGTCAAAGTCTTCCGCAGACATATCAAACAGAGTATGGATGTTAGGTTTCAAAACGGCTGTTAGCCTGCGCACCAGCTCACGGTGTATGCCGCATAGGTAAGCCGTTGCCATTGGCTCGGCTGCCTGGATGACCTGGACCTTGGGTCTCTCCTCGGTATGCTTCGAGCCTGGAGTAACCTTGACGTCTCTCTTCAGGTCCATGATGAACCGGTCCATAGGTACATCTTGCAAAGGTGTTAACTTATGCGTTTTTGCGAACAGGGCAGCAGCTTTTGGTCCTTTCAGTCTCGTAACGTACGCTGTGACGTACTCGGTGGTGATCCTAATAGGGTTCTTCGCATAGGTATCCCAGTATTCATCATTGCAAGCATATTTCTTGAAGCACTCAACGTTAAAGACCGCAGAATCTAACGTGGGTAGTTCTCGCATCTGCGTGACATTACAGTTCCGTTTAGTTGCGGCAGCCAAGACATTCTGGAGAGTGTTCTGCAGCGGTGAAGAAACCCCGCTCTTGATTTCGGGCTCTAGATAACTATGTTTTTTAGGAAAGCTGCGCAACTTCGCAGGACAAAACGTAGCTGTATCCAAGCAAGAGACCGAACCGTCTAGCATATCTAAGTATGCATCGTACTCGTCTGTGATCTGGTAGTTTCTTACTGTCGGGTAGTTCTCGTGGAGAAAGTTGTTACACACAGCCACGGCCACCTTCGGGGAACTGAATCCTAGCGAGTACGAATGAGAATACTGCGGTCTAGGGTACGTGACCTTGTAGCATTCCGGCTGTAGAGCAGGCGTCAGATACAGTTGAAGACCTTTAAGAAGTCGCTCGATGGTAATAGCTTTTTGATTTTCTACTTTCCTAGATTGATACCTGTTTTTGTTGGTATCCGTGGGGTTCATCTGGTATTTAAATTTTAACGTCTCCTCTTTCTCCTGATTCAAAACTGGGGCGTAAGGGTGGCTAAGATCATTCTTCTCCAATACAGACTCCGTTGTCCGGTTCAACAGCACGGACTGCAATTGGAGGTGGCCTTGCCCTACATCGGTTGAAAAAATATAGCCACCCACGCCGTTCAGTCAGAATTCGTTGCGATTGCAGATAGTATCCACTTCCCCAGGGAGAAAGTTACCGAAGCAGACAGGGTTAATAACTCCATCAATCTCCTCACGGTTCCAGTCTCCGAAAGTCAGAGGTGTCATGGAGTCTGTCGATGATGTTCTAGGGAGTTTTGTCCTTGGAAGCGGAATTGGTCGGACATTAAGCATTGTCCTAGGTTTCGGTATAGGAGCCACAGGTATAGGGATCAGTGCCCTAGCGATGTCCAGCAGCTTCGCTTTGCGTTTCGGTCTGGGTGGCGGAGTCGGTGGTGGCGTAGATGGAGCCGTGCTTGTTTCTGACATGCAGTTGACGGATTCTTCAGAATAGAGCGTGGTGACGGAGGATCCTAGTGATCTATGCACTTCCACAATATGGAGCTCCTCAGACACTGAACTAGCAGAGTCTTCTGGTAGCTCTAGGGATGGTAGAACTGCATCTGATCCGGTTGATTCGTACCTCCTCCTTCTAGGTGCCGGGGAATCGCCGAGGACTAGTTCCACTACAGCAGCATCCTGATCTTCAGGCTCGCTCTCCTGGGATCTAAGTGAAGGCGCGGCGCTGGGAGCAGATAAGTCGTCTTTCGTTTCTTTGTTAATCTTGAGGACGGTATTCAGCAATTTCTTCGTGGAATTGACGATGCTTTGGGCAGGGCTTGCAGATTCCTTATGCTGTACACTTGGTAGTGTTGTCTGCCCGTCTGGCTGCTCCTGAACGTATTTTCGCGCCGGGATGTACGCGGGGACATTGTCATTGAACATGATCGGGGAGGAGCACACGATCTTCTGCACTCCTACAATTCTGTACTTAGGCAGCGGAAATGACGAACACACTGTGAACTGCTTAGTCCCAGCGGCCCTTAATCTCTGTATCCGTTCGGCAGTCATCGCGTACATGCACATGCACGGAAGAGTGCATGGCGGCACGGAAGCTGGTGAGTCCGCCACCGGACACTTGTCTCTTATGCACTCCATTGTATCTCCCAAAACATACGCACAAATCTGCTCGTTGGCGTGTTGACGATTTGGAAACATGGCCACTATCTCAGCAATGTCCAGGGATGTCTGATGGAACTTGGTCCCTTCCAAGTAAGAGGAGTTTTTTCCAGCCGTCACACTGTAGCCCTTATGTTCCGCTAAGCAGCTGTCCGGGTGTACTCGTACAAGTTCGGCGTCCAATTCGACGTTTACGTCCTCCAAGACAGTGACGGACTCCTTTAGGTCTATAGCTCTTTGGATGTCGGCTTCCCATTTCTTATCTAAGCAATAGATACTGACATCTGCGTCAGTCTGATCAAAAGCCGTAAACAAGTAGCCTAAAGAGTCACGCATCCTATCTTTGCCTCCAGAGTAGATGCCTGTCGACAGCAGTGGGACAGCTACAGATTTGATGTTCTTTTCCACCACTAATTTAGCAGCAGAATAATACGCGCGCTGCAGTAGTGTGTTTGCTTCCGAGTCTGCTACTCTTCTATAGTCCGGACCGACGGCATGGATGATATGTTTACCCCCGGCTTCACGAGCAACTGCAGTTCCAACTTCAGTCTTAGTATCTTTAAAGCTGTCTGGCCACTTCTTGTACACTGCTTTGCAGACTCCGTCTCCCGGTTTACCTTGCGGGTTAGCAGCGTTAACTACAGCTTGCTCGTCTGCTTGGGATATGTCCATGCGCTTAACACGGTAAGACGGAGCGCAGCCGATGCCTGTAGATGTGCCTTCGTAAAGCCTAGTTACGCTACTGTTCAAATTCATTAAGTTTCCGTCCCTCCATCTTCTGTTATCGAAGCAATGGAAAGCAAGTATTACCTCCGTGTTGCTCTCTGGGGATGAGCTGCGAGTCGCAGTGACTCGTGTAAACTTTCTACGGAGTGCGGTGATGACATCTTCTGAGTTCCTATCTGCGTATCCATAACATTTCAGCACTAGTGTGCCACCTGGTTTGATCATGGTGAGCGCGGAATTGGACAACGTGCGCATCTTCAACACATGATCTTCACACTGCTGGAAATGGTGATTTCTATATGGGGTGGCTATATCAATAACCACACATGCAAAAGAGCCCTGGTCCGGTATTCCATAAGTCAGATCAGCTGTCTTCGGTGCCTCCTTTGTTCCCACTGGGGCAATCCAAGTGATTTGCTTCTGAGGGGCATCCGGCTTCCTGTCGGCAACCACTAGTACACGATTGGCTCTAAGTTTCTTCAGTATTTCATTGATGTTTCCAGTTCCGCTGTGCACGTAGGTGGGGACCAGCGTGTGCGGTAGCGATCTATTCCAAGGAACTAAATTGCACTTACTTGTCACCTCGTGCACCATACCAGTAGACAGGTCTACCTGCATTCCTGGTTTCACCTTTCGAAGGGCAGGATACTGCTTCTGTAATGATTCCAATCTAATAGCACTGAACCCGTACCTCTGATTGCTCTCCGCATTATCCCAATGCGGCAATGAGCGACCTGACGCACGAGGGTGGAATGTTAGAGGGACCGTCTTGGCGGAAAATATACCACTGGTCAAATCGACCCCGAAGAATTTTATGGCCAGTGTGTCCAGCGCGTACAGGGCGGAATGGCCTTGGTCTCTCAAGAATTCTGGGAAGAGATCTGCCCATTGGTCTTCAGTCAGCTTGATCCCAGCAGTCTGGAGTATAGGTTCCAGCGCTTTTGCCCAACATACATGTACTCTGGTGTTAAAGGGTGATCGCTCGACTGACGGTGTTGAGATGGAAGCCAGTATAGCTCTATGTTCTTCGTGCCAGTGGTCTATTGATACCGTAAAAGGTCCTTTGGGTATATTTGTGAGGGTTTTAATCCATGGGTCTCCCTGGAGTGTTTTCCAGACTATTCGATCTTCGGTCCTAGTAAGCAATACGTTGACGTGCTCAGAAGTAGTGGAGTACAGTGGGTTTTCATTCACTTTCTGACGAACAGCATATACCCCCTTTCTTGTCAGCCCTTGGGACGCCGCTGCTGTCATTACTTCGAAGCCTGGGTACTCTTGTTGTAGCTGTTTTACCCAACCTCGGAAGCACGTCAAGATGATATCCCCTTTCTTCGGTTTAGTGGTACCATTAATGTCGATGATGATACTGCTCTTACTCTGATTAGTTGTTTTCATCTTACCATCATAGTGTAGTGTCGACACAACCGCCGTAACTGCTGGGATGCACCTACGAGAGGTGTATTTGTAGTGCGTGGCCGTACAGACGGTATTGGTAGGGTCGTTGAAATTCACCTGCAACTGCATTAGGTTAAAGAAGCCGCACTGCTTAGGGTCACCGCACAGGACTACTTTATCTGTTGGCCTCACGATAGCTATCAGAGCTAGCAGTGTACCGGCATGGCATGCGAATGCCTCGTCGACATACAATATCTTGGTCCTGCGCGGGCTACCGTTTAGCAGAATGGAATCAACCGTTCTCGCCCGGATAGTGATACCTCTAGACGCCAGCACATCTTTTTCTATCTCGGTGCAGTTTTCTTTCTTACCGCTGGCCACCAGATCATGAGATGTCACAGCGGCTTTGATGATAGCTGATTTCCCCGATCCAGGTACTCCAATGATCCCTATGGTTTCAATGTTATACGGTATGGTCGGTCTAATTTTTAGCCCTTCATACGCAAGTTCGTGGTACGGGGGATTCGTCAGATCTCCAGTTAGGGCCAACGTACCTGCTTCTTCTCTCTTAACGCACGTGCGGGCATCCACGTCGTACACGTACTCGTCATCTGTTTCTGTAGGTTTACACACACGATAGTGCTCTTCATCTGTGTTCTTCGCCCCTCCATGTGTCGCAATGTGGTACAGTTTTCTGTTGACAAACTCCCTCTCATTGTATACCAGCGTTGCACTCTCGCTAAGGGCCAAGAACTGAGCCCATGGCACGCACCCACCTGTAGGTACTAGAACTCTACCGTCGTAGCGCTCGACGGCATATCTGCCGCTTCTCCCATTGTGTGTTATGAGCTTCACTTGTTCCGCTAAAGGATGGAGTCTCGAGAGTTTCTCATTTTGGAGTACAGCCTGAGGTGTGATGACCAAGTAGTCCCCTATCATGAGACTGTCAGGGGAAGGGGTGATACGAACCCCTCCACGTGGAGTGTCCACGAGGGCCGCACCGATATCATCCACGAGGGCTGCTTCGTCTTTGGGTGTTTCCTCTTGCTTAGGCTCAGGTGCTAATGGAGGAAGGGCGACCTTGAGTTCTTCCGCCCGCTGCTCTTCCTTATACTCTTTTTCGGCGAATTCCGCGGAAACAATAGCTGACTCGGGGATTGTTACAAGCGGTTCTTTTACTTTCTTCCTCAGTAATAGGCTCATTTTTTGCCTGAACGGAATAGGCACGCTTGAGGTCCATAGCTGTGCAAGTGGTAGTGCACTGTAGCTGGATGGCGTCTTGACAATAGTTTGCGTGCCTGGTGGTCTGTAGAATGCATGGATTTTATCTCTGCGGAATGTCCACATACAGCACATGGTCAACGACCTCTCCCTGGTGAACAAGGGCTTCTCGTTATCCAAGTCCTTCTTCCGTTCTTTTGCCCATTTACTGAATCCAACAGCGACAGCTGGCAACAAGTAGTTCGCCATGGTGTTCTGGTTTCTGGTAGTCTTTCCATTAACTACTATGCGCTGGTTCAATCCTACTAATAATTTTTGTGCATCTTCTGGCTGGATGTCGGTAGCCAAAATGCCGGTCATCTGATCACAGATGACCGCTGGGACATACATACTAACAGGGAAAGATACCCTCTCCCCTTTAATAGTGTCCGTAGTTTTACACAGCAAGAATCCCTCGCTGTGATTAGTGACGGCGTAGCCAGTCGGATCCCCGACAAGGCCCGGGCTGATGGTTATCTTCTTGACGACGTACCCGTCGCAATTGACCATCACGTCACACCTGCATGTGTAGTTTTGTTTACCCTTTAGATGGAAAACTGAAGGTAAGTGCCAACTTTGCAGGACGGCACGACTCTCGGGGTACAGAGTACCTCCCACAGAGAAGAATACTCTATTGCCCGGCTTGACTATCTTCTTCCGCAGTATAGATAGTCCAGATGTTGATTCTTCGTGCAACTGTGCACTGCATAGGCCGATGTTACGGGCCTGGAGAACTTTCTCGTCAGCCCAGTTAGTCCCGTAGGACGGGTACGCTCCTGCCATAGATTCGAACATAAATTGCGTAGTGTCGAACCCTATCCAGTATATTCTGCGTACTCCCTTGAGTGCCTGATAGTATATGGCACTAGGGGCATCTATGTACACATCTTGCATAATAGCTACTGGTGCCCTCATCCTGCAGGTAGCGGCAGTGTGGAAACAGATAGTCTCTGTTTCCTCATCTGGGCGATCCAGGATGGTACTTAGATCTTTAAGTTTGCCTGCTAAGTTCTTGTCCTTAATGTCTTCATACTTAGCCATTAGTTTATCAGCATAATTATAGAGGCGGTCCGGGTCTTCTGGTGTTCTCATCGGACAGATGCAATGGTATTTCACCTTCGAATACATTCGACGTGCAGGTGCACTACCGATATCGAGGACAGTTACACCTTCTTGCAGTTCTAGCTCTATTAATTTACTGGCCAGATGCGAGAACGCTCTGGCATTAGCATGGTCATTGGCAGTGACCTGCTGTGCAGTCACCTCAAATTGCGGGAAGCACAATTGTAGCTTATTAACAAATTGACTTTGACTGTCAATGTCAACGCTAACTTGTGGCTTCTCAGCAGACATGATGGTGACTATCGTTTTCGAGGCCGGAGCTAAAGTGTGTAAAACGGCCTCGAT